TTTATTGGTGGTAGTATTGAAAATTATACTGGATTAAAATATGCACCATTATGGGCACAATCAGTTGGATTGGTTTTGGGGTGTTTAGTTGGTATATTAGTGCCTCGTCTTATTACTGGACGATCATAAGTTATAACAAATATTTTAATATTAAATATATTTAATATTAAATATATTGATACATTTAACAATATGACAACTAAAGAAGATTTGGTTAAACAAATAAAAGAATGGATAATCCACGACGATTTAATTAAAAAAAAACAACGAGAAATAAAGGAGTCGAGGGCGCGAAAGAAATTTTTAACATCAAATTTAATTGAGGTTATGAAAACAAACGAAATTGATTGTTTTGATATTAATAATGGGAAAATTTTATATTGTAAAAATAAAACAAAGGTACCATTAAGTAAAAAATTATTATTAGAATCATTGAATAAGTATTTTGAAAATATACCGAATATAGATAGTTCGCAAGTGGGGGAATTTATTTTAGAGAATCGAGAGACAATAATTAAAGAAAATATTCGACGAAAATAATAATAAATATTAATATTATATTTATATGGATCCTCCTAGGATTAATAGATCGGATATTATTAAAAATTTTTTTCAAAATCCAACAAAACCATTAAAAACAGATAATAAAATATCATATCCACTATCAATTAAAGAACTAAATATATACCCCGAAGAGCGCGACGAAGACCAGAATGATGGTAAACAATTCGATTCTAAAAAAGAAATTAAACAGACCAGTGTTGATAGTGTTGATAGTGTTGATGGTGTTGATAGTGGTGATGGTGTTGATGGTGACGCGGATGTTAAATTCGCGACCGACGAATCAGACGTCGATGATAGCGATATCAAGTTTAGTGACGATAAAGTTATTAGACCCGATAAGGTTTTTGCTTTAAAAGATGACATCGAGTATACTACAGTATTACCAACACAAAATGTAACATATAAAAATATAAACTATAATATTGAAAGTGTGTTGTCAAATAATTTTTCAGAAATTGAACAAATCGTTACAAATAAACAAGAAGCTTGGTTTCATATATGTATATTTAGTATTGTTAAGAGAAAAAATACTTTACCATTTTTAATGTATTTGTTAAATAAAAATATTAATAATCAATTATTTTTTCCACATTTTTCTTCATTAAATAAAATAGATGGTGTGAAGAAATATTTGGATAATGTAATCAGTAAAATATTTATTAATTATTCAGATAGCCCAGCCTTACTGGGTTATATAAAACATAATAAAGATATTTATTTATTTTATCAATTTCATGGTGATATTGATGTTGATATTTTAGATAATAATCAGGAATTATTTTGGTCAACAATGCATGAAATAATTAATTTGAATAGTGTTCTAAATATGGTTATACATAATACTGTAACAACTTTTTTTACACAACACCCAATATTTAGTTTCTTATTTAATGAAGACGGTGATAAATTAGTAACGCCAATTATTGGCTATATTTATGGTCCAATTAATTATTTAACATTTATAACTACAATTGGAATACCAAAAGAAATGAACGATAAGATAGGTCCTTTCTATACATTTTTTCAGTATAAAAATATGAAAAATATGAAAAATAAAACAAATTTAAATGAAAAAAGTGGTATTGGAAGATTTTCTTTAAGTGTATACAATATAATGTATGCATATAATTATAATAAATTAAATAATTGGTATGAAAACTATAATAGTTTATATATTAATGCAACTGAAGATACGTCAGATTTATTATATGTACTAAGAAATAAGGAAGATTGTATTCCATTAAGTATACATTTAGTAAATTAAAAGTAATATTTTTGTATATATATAAATTATACATGAGTTCATCGACTTCTAATATGGGAAATATTAAACATTACACTAAAGGTAAATATAAAATAGTGATAACGATAGTTGCGGTTTGCTTATTTGGTATGATAATGCCAATGATTTTTAAATTTTTTGACATTGATATGTCAAAATATGGCATATATTTGTATTGGTGTATTGCGATCGGGTTTTTTTATTTAATACCGGATAAGAATGAGGTTATTGTTATTTAAACGGACAAAGGGTCAATGATGTAAGGCTTTAAATTCAATTTTCTAATATTTATAAAATTGAATTTAATAATAACTATATATATTTATTTATTAAAATGGAGAGTCGTGTGAATAAGAAGCTTGATATATATATTACGGAGTTTAAGACAAACATTAAGGAATGGTTCGTACATAATAATGCGGAAGTGACTGGAGATAGTAATAATAGTGAGTTTTTAAAATTTATTTACGATTATCAAAATTTAAATCTATCAAAAGATGATCTACAAAAACGTAAACGAGTAAAAAATTGTGTTCCTCAAACAAATCGTTGCCTTGCAAAACGGGCAAATGGCGAGCAATGTACGCGTAGAAAGAAAGAGTCAAATGAGTTTTGTGGAACACATATTAAAGGAACACCACACGGTGTAGCAGATAAAGATATGAATGCTGTATCGATTGAGAAGAAAAAAGAGGTATGGGTTCAAGAAATTAATGGTATTAACTATTTTATAGATAAAGATAATAACGTATATAATCCAAGTGATGTGATTAATGAAAAAATAAACCCTACTATTATTGCAAAATATCAATGTACAGAAGGGGGATATTCAATTGTAGACAATGTTTTATCTATGTAAAAGTATTTTAAAATGGGATAAATTTTTCATTGTTTTCTAAAATACAATTTTTCACATATTCTTTATTATATATTTTATCAAAACAATCTAATTTATGTGTTATATCAACATCTTCTTTCCAATTATCCAATATATCATCTTGTAAAATATTATAATCAAATTCTACTATATTTTTTTTTTAAGAATATTAAACATATATTCTAAATCTCTATAAGACCCTACAAAGAATGGTGGTATATCTTCATATAGATAATTATTATATAAAGACAACCCAGAATTTCTATTATCTGTAAAAAACTGTCTGTAAGTTGGATCTATTATAATATCATTATACTTAAGAAACACATGATCCTCTTTATATTTACCATAGCTAAATTCATATAAATACATTTTTACTGGAATATATTTTTTCAGAATATTTCCCAATATAAAAGAAGTGATACCACAATTTAATTGACCACAATATGTTTTTGGTCCTTTTTTAATTTTTTGTATTCTATAATAATTATGGAAAGATAAATCGTTTTTTAGTTTTTTTGCAATACAACTGTACTTTATAATATTAACAAATTGTGAATTTACAAATTTACTTAAATTAAACATTTTAATATTATTAGTATAATTATAATATTAATATTATTTTTTCAAATTTATGTTCAATTTTAAATGTTCAAATGTGTAAAGTATTTGAAAGTATTTGAAAGTATTTTAAAGCGTTCAAATTAATATAATATTTTTCATTATTATTTAATGGATAATAATGAAAATATTATGGTTGCCATATTAAATAAATGTGGAATTCATGGTACGAATCTGTCTGGGTTGCACGATACTATGATATCTAGGGATATTTTGTTAAATGATAATTTGTATAATGAATTAAAAGACGAGATTCCAAAGTTAAAAAATATATTAAATTCAACAGTGCATACTTCTCTCCATAAGAATGCGTCATTAACTCAAAAATGGCCACTCTTAAATCTTGTGCGGCAATTATTAAAAGCACACAATTATAATTTAGTACCAATTAGAGTAAGTGATGGTTATACTGAAGAAAAGAAAAAAAAGTATAAACGGTTTTTTAAAATCAAATCTGATAATAATTAAATAATTAAATACTTAGTGAATGGTTGCAAAATCATTATAATTCCTTAAAACCATGTCATTTGGAACTGTTAATTTTTTTCCACTAGTAATACTAATATCTAAATAAATATCAGCATCTGTTATTTGTGATAGTGCACCAACATAGATTGGTTCCGATGGTATACGTGATGTAGTCCAATATATATTAGAACGTTTATAATCTATATTAAAATATGACATAGATAACACAATATCAATATAGTCTCGAATATTCGATTTACTTTTTACTTTAGAATTAATTAAGAAGTTTGATGCAACTGCCTGCCATTTTGTTTTTTCTAATAGTTTATTTATATCGCGTGTAGTAATAGATGGATATAAATTTAATAGTATAATTCCTACATTATTTATTATTTTTTTATCTCCACCAGAAAAAGCACAGGTTAATCCAACTCGAAAGGTATTTGTATAATCATTTGTGGCTTCTCGTATTACATTTATAGTTTTTAATATTGCAGTTGCTCTTGCCATATTTTTAATTCGAGGTAATTTAAATGAACCAACGATAAGTTGTGGGGTATCCGCGGTGTTTTGTATTAGTTTATACAATACTGGTTTTGGACTTAATATTAATGATAAATATTTAATCAAAAATGGAATTAAATAATAATAACCACAACATTTATTTGTTTTAGGTATATTAGGTTTAACTGCATTAAATAAATTTGCGAATAATATCGCAATATCACCACCCGATATACGACTGTGTAAAAATTGTATAGACATAACATTGTAATTAATGTTGTTACTGGTCTCTTTATGTAATGATACTTTCATGATATCCATATTAGATAAATCAACAATGCTATAATTACCTACCCTAAACTTACATATTTTATTGATACCGCCAACATATTCATTTTCAGTTAAATCAATAATTTCAGCTTTTGTTCTATTTGTTATATTTTTAAACAATAAATCTTCCATTCTAATATTAATATTTAAATAAATATTAATATTTAAGTGATTTTGTTGATCTATCTATTTGTTTTCGGGTTTATTTATTGGTCTTACTACAATTCCACCAAATCGCGCTTCGTCTGCATAACATTCGACCTTGTTAACATAACAGTTATAGTTAAATATTTCTTTATTATTACATATAGCTCTTATTCCACCCCACACATCTATATTACCAAAATCTATAAGGTTACCAGATGCGTCTCTTGTTCCATACGTATTTAAACACGTATGACACACACAATTGTAATATCTTGTAAGCGTTTCATGCTTAACATTACATATTGGACAATCGAATTTATCCATGGGTTGTTATATACTGGTATGTGTCCTTATATTTAAATTGTAAAATATTTATTATAAATGTGTTTACATATCTTGGGTCTTTTCCCATTTTTTTTTAATTTTATCTACATCTTTTTCCAAATCTTTCTTAACTTTTTCTACTACAATTCTCTCTTTGCATGGATTTTCCGGTGGATTTTCTTTATCCCAAACGGGAAATTCGCGGGCAGGCAGTCTCGCTTCGGCTGCTATTAATTTAGATTTTGTTGACATATATTTCTGTATTTCCTTTTTACAAATGACCTGTCCATTCTCATAACCAGTCAATAAAATACTCAAATTAAAATCATGTATCACATTTGTACCCTTTTTTACCATTATTTAATATAATTAGTATAATTAGTATGCTTTAAATTTATATATAAACCTTATTTAATATTTATATGTAATGATATTTAATCTTATTATATATATTCTTTCCCTTTTTGTTATTATAAATGTTTTTTTCTTTTTTATTCAATTCTTTATATCCATTCATAAATATTTTTTTATAAAAGAAATTGATCTTTTACAAAATTACGGAGAGAATAGTTTTGTTGCTATAACTGGCGCTAGTAGTGGACAAGGTAAAGAATTTGCTATACAATTTGCCAAAAGAGGATTTAACCTTCTTTTAATTGGATCAAAAAAATCTTTTAAAACAAAAGATTTAATCAAAAATAAATATCCAAATTGTTGTATTAAGATTATTGAAGTTGATTTTTGTAATGCCTATAAACCAGATTTTTTTAATAAAATTATTAAATATTTTAAAAAATTAGATGTCTCTATTCTTATTAACAATATTGGTCATAGATTTGCATGGAAACCTTACCATGAAATGCCGAGAAATAAAATTAATGATATTATAATTTGCGGAACTATAGTACAAGCTCAATTAACAAGATTAATAATTCCAGAATTATTAAAAAGAGAAAAGAAATCTGGAATTCTATTTATAACTTCACAGTGTATTTCATCATCTTACTTTATAAATTTTAGTGATAATATACTTACGATCCCCTTTGTATCTGTATATGAAGGGGCTAATATATTTGGATTTGCTCACGCATGTAGCATATATGAAGAATATAAAAATCAAATTGATATATTAAATATAACCC